GGAGTGATACCAATAGAGTTATGTTAAGGAATCGTAGGATTGGTTGTAGTGTAAGTGGTGTTGCACAATTTATTACTAATCACGGACTGCATGAATTTCAAAAATGGTTAGAAAAAGGATATGATACTATTCAAGAGTGGGATTGTATGTATTCTGATTGGTTTGCTATACCGAAGTCGATAAAAACGACTTCAGTAAAACCAAGTGGTACAGTTTCATTATTAGCTGGTGCTACCCCAGGTTTACATTATCCCGAAAGTAGATTTTATATAAGAAGAGTTAGAATATCTAAATATTCAGAGTTAATAGAACCATTAAAGAAGGCTAATTATACAATAGAACCAGCCTTTGGTTCAGAGGATAGTACAGTTGTTGTAGAAGTACCAGTAGATGTTGGTGAGGGCATAAGAACTGCTAGTGAGTTATCTATATGGGAACAGTTCAGTTTAGCAGCATTTATGCAAAGACATTGGGCAGACAATCAAGTTAGTTGTACAGCGACTTTTGATCCAGAAACAGAGGCAGAAGAATTACCTCATGTTTTAAAATATTTTCAGTATAGATTAAAAGGTATATCATTATTACCAAGACATCCTATGGGAGCATATAAACAAATGCCTTATGAAGCAATAGATGAAAAAACTTATCAATCTGAAGTTGATCAACTTAGTAGGTTAACTCTTGGTGTTATTAGAAATGAAGAAGCTGAAATAGATAAATTCTGTAACAACGATAGTTGTGAAATTCCAGGTGAAATAATAAAAAATTGAGGTTATTTTGTATCAAAACATCTTCTACGATAGAAGAGTAAACAAAATGCATATTTGGGATGATAAGTTTGGATATAGAACTTTTCGTTACAAAAAGTATGCTTATGTTAAAAATAGAGCTGGTACTTATGTATCGTTATATGGTGATAAACTAAAGAGAATAAATAAGTGGGATAAAGACCAACCTGAGTTATTTGAATCTGACGTTAATCCTGAAATTAGAGTATTAGTAGATAACTATACTGATTCAGATGAAGTATCTGAAGGCCATCGTACAATGATTTTTGATATTGAGGTTGAAGTTACGGATGGTTTTCCAGATGTTAGAAAAGCAAATAATAAAATAACTTCAATAGCATTTAATGATTCTATTTTAGATAAATATTATTGTTATGTATTAGATCCATTATCTAAATTAAAAACAGAAGTTAAAAGAGCAAACGGAGATATTATAGTATCCTTTGAGGATGAATATGATTTACTAAATGCATTTTTTAAAAAGTATATGGAAATACAACCGACAATTTTAACTGGCTGGAATATAGAATTTTTTGATATTAGTTATTTGTATAATAGGGCATCTCAAATTGTAAGTCAAAGTGTTGCTAATTTATTATCACCAATAAATATTGTAAGGTGGAGTGATTTTCATAATAGATATAAAATTGCGGGAGTAAATGTATTGGACTATTTAGCTTTATATAAAAAATATACTTTTAGTCAAAGACCTTCATACAGATTAGGTGCCATAGGTGAATATGAAGTAGGTGAAAAGAAAGTCGAATACGAAGGAACATTAAATGATTTATATGAAAATGATTTAGAGAAGTTTGTACAATATAATTTACAAGATGTGAAACTTGTTAAGAAAATTGATGATAAATTAAATTTTATTGAGATTGCTAGAGGGTTGGCTCATTTAGGGCATGTTCCATATGAAGATGTGTTTATGAGTTCTCGGTATCTTGAAGGAGCAATATTAGTATATCTTAGAAATAACAATATTGTTGCACCAAATAAACCTAAAAATAAAATTAAAAAAGGTGATAAAAAGTTTGTTGGAGCGTATGTACAAGACCCAATTAAAGGTAAACACAATTGGGTTTATGATTTAGATATTACTTCAATGTATCCATCTAGTATTATGTCATTAAATATTTCTCCAGAAACTAAGATTGGTAAAATTGAAGGTTGGAATCCAGAAGAGTTTTTAAAGGAGAGTAATAAAAAAACATATTCTATAACTCAAGGTGAAAAGTTATTAGGTAGATTTACAGAAGTAGAATTAAAAAACTTTTTAGATAGTAAGAATGTTGGAGTTGCGACAAATGGTGTTATGTATCGTACAGATAAAGATGGTTTATTATCTGCTCTTTTAAGAAAATGGTTTGATGAACGAGTTGAATATCGTAAATTATCAAGGAAATTTCATGAAGAAGGTGATAAAGAAAAATCAGATTATTTCGATAGAAGGCAATATTTACAAAAAGTATTATTAAATTCTTTATATGGAGTTTTAGGTTTACCAGTATTTAGATTTTATGATGTAGATAATGCTGAAGCAGTAACTTATACAGGACAGTCATTAATTAAATTTACAAAAAAAATTGCTAATAATTATTATAATAAAGAACTTGGTGATGCTAAAAACCATTGTATATATATTGATACGGATTCAGTTTTTTATTCAGCATTACCATTGGTAACGAAACGATATCCATATTTAGATATTAGAAATGAAGATAAAATGTCTAAAGCAATTTTACAAATTGCGAATGAAGTTCAAGACTATTTGAATATGAGTTATGATTATTTTGCTAAGAAGTTTTGTAATTTAGATAAACATAGATTTGATATCAAACAAGAGGTTATTGCTAAAAGTGGATTGTTTGTTACTAAAAAAAGATATGGATTAAAAATTATTAACGATAATGGTAAAAAAGTTAATAAAATGATGATAAAAGGATTAGATACAGTTCGTTCAAGCTTTCCAATTGCGATGAGGGAACTGTTGAGTAAGTTATTAGAAGATATTTTAATGGAAGTACCAAAACAGAAATTAGATAAATATCTTATAAATTTTAAAAATAGTATGAAACTTATGGATTTTAATAAAATTGCAATACCAACGAGTGTAAAAGGTATTAAAAAATATAGAGATAGTGAGGGTGGAATATTTCATACTTATAAATTAGGAACTCCTGTTCATGTTAAAAGTTCGTTATTTTATAATGATATGTTGAAATACTTTAAAGTTACAAAAAAATATTCACCAATATATAATGGAGAAAAAATTAAGTGGGTGTATTTAAAAAATAATCCTATAGGAATAGAAACAATCGCATATAAGGGACATGAAGACCCACCACAAATATTAGATTTTATTAGGCAATATATAAATCCTGATAAATTATATAAACAAGCTTTACATAAAAAAATTATGATGTTGTATGAAGCACTTGGTTGGGAAGAACCTACAGATGCGACTAAAACAATAGAAAGATTTTTTTGATTTTGAGAAAACAAACTAATATATATGTATATATGGTTATAAATAATAGGAGAAAGTTATAATGAATAAGCAAAAGCTAGTTCGTTTCATTAATAAATATTACCTAAATGGCGTAGTCAATTCGGTAATACTAAACAGTAAATCAGATTTACAGGAATTATCAGCTAGATTTATATCTGGCGATAAAACTTTGTTAGGTGATTTGACAATGGAGAAGTGGGATTTTGAAAATTCTGATATTGGAATTTACAATACAGAACAACTTCTTAAATTATTATCAGTTATGGATGAAGATGTTAATGTATCTTTGAGTAATGCTGGAGATAAATCAATTGCATTAAAAGTAAGTGATTCTTCTTCATCAGTTAATTATATGTTAAGTGATATATCTATTATCAATGAACCACCTCAAATAAAAGCGATACCTGATTTTGAATTAAGTATTGATGTTACACCGCAGTTTATTAATAAATTTATTGCTGGAAAAAATGCTTTGATGGAAACAGATAATTTTACTGTAATAACAGATGGTGATAATACTAAACTTGTTATTGGATATGCGTCAATTAATACTAATAGAGTAACTATTCCAGTTACTACATCTAAGGTTAGTAATATTGAAAATGTATCTTTTAATGCTAATATGTTTAAAGAAGTATTAACTGCTAATAAAGAATGTGAAAGTGCTACTTTAGAAGTTAGTAGTGAAGGCCTTTCTAAGATTACTTTTAAGGTAGATAATTTTACGTCAACTTATTGGTTGGTAGCAGTAAGTGAAACCGATTAATATATGTGATACTTCAAAAGTTTTTTTAAGAATAATTCCTAAATCATTAGCAAAAAGTATAATAGAAAAGAATCATTATTCACATAAATTATCTTCTTGTAGATATGCTTTAGGCATATTTTATCAAACTGGAAAAGAACATAAGTTTTTTGATGAACCTGAAGAAAAGTTGGTAGGTTGTATTACATATGGATTTCCAATAGGTAGAAGAGTTCTTGGTTCTATTTTTAAAGAAGATTTAGAACTTGATACTAAGAATATTTTAGAATTAACAAGACTTTTTATCCACGATGGTTATGGAAAGAATATAGAATCTTATGCTATATCAAATTCTTTTAAGTGGTTAAAGGAAAATGCAAAAGATACAAAAGTATTGATATCATATGCAGACCCAGAACAAAACCATGCTGGTGGTATATATCAAGCAACTAATTGGTTATATCAAGGATGTGGAGATATACAATTAGCTCCTACATTTTCATTAAGGCTGGAAAAAGATAGTGAGTGGATACATAGTAGAACAGTTTATTCTGTATATGGTAGTAGTAATGTTAAACATCTTAAAAAACAAATTGGACATTCATTTTGGTTAAAAAAAGAAGCAGAAAAACACAGATATTTATATTTTCTTGGTAATAAGAAAGAAAACAAACTATTTATGAATACATTAAAACATCCTCTGTTACCTTATCCAAAGGGTACATCAAATAAAGCAGAAGTTATTAAACACGAAGTTAATAATAAAGGGTTTTATGAGTAAAAGTAATTCGTTATGGGTAGAAAAGTATCGGCCCTCTACATTGGATACTTATATTGGGAACAACCATCTCAAAAGTAAAGTATCTATTTATCTTGAGAGTGGCGACTTACCACATCTTCTTCTATTTGGAAGGGCTGGTACAGGTAAGACCACTCTCGCGAAACTATTAGTAAAGAATATTGAATGTGATTATCTTTATATAAATGCGAGTGATGAAAACAACGTAGATACAGTTAGAACTAAAGTTAAGAACTTTGCTTCAACCATTGGTTTTAAGGATATGAAGATTATTATTCTTGATGAGTGTGATTATATTACACCAAATGCTCAAGCGGCTCTTCGGAATTTAATGGAAACATTCTCTAAACATTGTAGGTTTATCTTAACTTGTAACTATGTAGAGAGAATTATAGATCCAATCCAAAGTAGGTGTCAGTTATTTCAAATTATTCCACCCAGCAAAAAGGAAGTAGCACAGAAATTACATAATATTTTAACTGAAGAGAATGTAAATGGTGAACTAGAGGATATAAAAATATTAGTAGATAGTGGTTACCCAGATATTCGTAGAGTTATAAATTCAGCTCAAAGAAATGTTGTAAGAGGTAAATTAAAATTAGATACAGGTAGTATTATACAAAATGATTATAAATTAAAACTATTAAAGATTTTAGAAACACAAAATAAGAAAAATGCATTTAAAGATATTAGACAATTATTAGCAGATAATAAAGTTACAGATTTTGCTGACTTGTTTAGATTATTATATGATGAAGTTGATGGATATGGTAAAGGTCATATAGCGGAATGTATTTTAATTATTGCAAAATACGAACTATCAGATAGTCAAGTAGTTGATAAAGAGATTAATGCTATGGCTATGGTAGTTGAATTATTACAGGAGATAAAGTAATGGTAGGATTAGATAAGTTTATGAGAGCAATTGGGTTGGTTAGATATTGGGTAGATGGCACTGTTCCAGATTATAGGAAGAAGAAAACGGCATCAAAACCAAAGAAAGCTACATCAAAACCGAAGAAAAGAACTTATAAACGTAAGAAAACTAAAAAATGAGTACAAAACCAATGAAACCTTTACCAAAAGCACAAGTAAAGGTTGATTTAACACAAGCAGAAACAATGAAGTGTGAATATTGTGAGAACTATTTATTTATTAGTTCAACAATTATAAAGAGATTATCAGCTATAGTATCGCCAACTGGTGAAGAAACATTAATACCGATTGATGTTTATAGTTGTGGAAATTGTGGTAGAGTTCCTAAATCAATGTTAGCAGGCTCAGGAATAGAAGATGAAACACCAAAAGAGAATTCTTTATTTCGTAAAGATTTATGACGAAAAAATCTTTGGTAAAAAGAAAAGGGTTGTTCGACCACATAAGACAGATAACAGCGGTTCAAAGTCCTAGTTATTGGGAAGATATATCAGACGAAGATAAAAAGACTTGGTCTAATTATATGACTCACAGATTTCTATCTATGAAGATGGAATGGGTAGAGTTAGTAAATGAATTACAAAAGTATAATTTACAACCAAAAGAATTATATAAATTATATACCAATGTGTTACCAAAAGGTAAACAATGGTTAAAATACATAAAAGGGAGAAATCAAATGGATCATCCAAATTGGTTAATCAATATAGTTGCAAATCACGAACAAGTAAGTAAAAAAGAAGCATATGATATGATTGAAATGTACTATCTTAGTGAAGGTGGTATGTTAGAATTAGGACAACTTGCTCAGAAATGGGGAATTGAACCTAAGAAGATAGAAGAAGCAGGTTTAAATGTTCTTGGTACTGTAGGTGGTTATACTGCGGGAAATGAATAATAATACTTGACTTGTATATGCATTTATTCGTATATTCAGGTATGTAAATTAGGAGAAATACATGAAAGTTATAAAAGATTCTAAGAATATGTCTAAAGTGGCTAAAGCTGAATCAGTTATAGAACAAATGGAACGAGAGTGGCCTGAGATGACACAAGAGTTTAAGAAGATTCAACAAGAACAATATGAATTGTTTTTACATAAGCAACATGATTATGGTCCAGGAAACATTTCAGTTGGAACTCAATTACAAACACCCGAGGAAGTAAAACTTTCTCTTACTGGTTTATGGTTTAGAATGAATGATAAAATTCAGAGATTAAAAACCTTATTGATGGGTGGTAGAGAATCCGCGGTAAATGGTGAACCAATGGAAGATGCATTTCTGGATGTTTCAAATTATGGAATAATGGCAACAATTGTAAAAAATGGTAAATGGGGTAAATGAAACGAATAAGTTATAGTCAATATAGCCAATGGGCTACTTGTCCACATAGATGGAAATTGTTATATATTGATGATAAGAGAGAGTTTGCGGGAAATATACATACGCTATTTGGTACAGCAATGCATGAAGTACTACAAACTTATCTTACAGTAATGTATAGTGATACTATAAAAGTTGCTGATGCATTACCATTAGATAAAATGTTATTACATAGGATGAAAACAAACTATACTCAAATTATGGAAAATAATGGCGGTGAAGTAATTTGTGAACAACATGAAATGGAAGAATTTTATAGACATGGTTTAGCTATATTAGATTGGTTTGTAAAGAAACGTGGTATGTATTTTAGTAAAAGAGGCTATGAATTAGTTGGAGTTGAAGTTCCTATTGATTATGATTTACCAAATAAGATTAAGTTTGTTGGTTATATTGATGTTTTATTATATGATACTGTGAGAGATAGGTATAAAATTATAGATATTAAAACTTCAACTATGGGTTGGAATAAGTGGATGAAATCAGATAAGACTAAGACTGATCAATTATTATTATACAAACAGTTCTATGGTGCTCAACATAATATACCTTTGGATAAGATTGATATAGAGTATTTTATTGTTAAGAGAAAATTGTATGAAAAAGTAGACTTTCCACAACGTAGAGTACAAACTTTTGTACCTGCAAATGGAACTCCAAGTATTAATAAGGTTACAAAAAATGTAAAATCTTTTATTGAAGAATCTTTTATTGATGGAGAATATAATTTAGAACATAATTATACTAAACAACCATCTAAAAAGAATTGTAGGTTTTGTGATTTCAATCAAACTAAATATTGTGATGCAGGAGTTTTATAATGTTATCGAAAGTAAGTTTAAGATTAAAACTATCAGATTTTATTAATACTGATATTGAAGAAAAAGTTATGAATATAGTCAACCACGCACATACTGAATTGAGTGTTACTGTTTTATTGTATTTATGGTTTGAAGAAGGTGAATTAACCAATAAAGGTTTAAAGGATTTTTTAATGCGATGGGAAGATAAATTAACATTCAAAACAGTTGTCAAACAAGGACACCAACTACAGTTTAATGATTATATATTTTTTGATATAATACCTACTAATGTATCAAGTGATAATGTAAGTAAAAGATTTACATACAAGTATAAAGGTGCTAATAATATTTTAGATGGATTAAAAGAATTTTATAAGGTTACTAAATTTATTACATCAGAAAAGCCAGTAAAAAGACAAAAAAGAAATGACTACGAAGATTAAAATAGGTATTGTAGGTAGTAGAAAATATACTAATAAAAAGAAGATAAAAGATGTAATATATGATTTAAAAATTGGATATGCAGATTGTGTAGAAATAGTTAGTGGTGGTCAAAGAGATGGAGCTGATGGATATGCTAAGAAGTTTGCGTTAGAATTTGATTTAGATTATATAGAATTTCCACCAGCACATTATAATTGGAATATGCATTGTAAATTACCAGCTACTGAATATAATAAACCATATTATGTTACAAATTATTTCAAAAGAAATAAACAGATAGCTGAGTATAGTGATATAATTGTAGCTTTTATACCAGTTGGAGTAGAATCAAAGGGAACAATGAATACAGTTAGTCATGCTGAACGGTTGAAAAAAATGATTAAAATAATTAATTAATATATATTTATATATGTATATATAAGTAGAGGTTTCATATGGATTATAAATTAACTTCAGTAAAAATACTGAGAGAGTTATACAAAAAATTTAAATTAAACTCATTAGATGATGAGTTTACTTTGCAAAAATTAGTAAATCGTTCAATGGATTTATATGTGTTAGATAATAAATTTAAAGATAAAATTCAAACATATAATAAATTAATAGCAAGTGGGAGTAGATTATGAAAAGTTATGATCAAATTGTAAATGTTCAACTACAAGAAAAAGTATTAAAAGAAATACGAGATGTATTACTTAGAATGGAAAAACGATTGAATACTATAGAGTCAATGATGTATGTTGATGAGGTGGCTAAAAAACAAATACTAAAAGGAAATGAATAGTGAGGTTATATGTCTAAGAAAAAGATTATGTTATTTTCAGATGATCTAAGAATGTCATCTGGAATTGGTACAATGTCAAAAGAATTTGTTTTAGGAACATGCCATCATTTTGATTGGGTACAAGTAGGTGGTGCTATAAAACATCCAGAAAGTGGTAAAGTTGTTAATATGGATCAAACAATTCGTGAAGAAACTGGAGTAGAAGATGCAAAATTAACAATTTATCCTATAGACGGTTATGGTAATCAAGAATTATTAAGAGAGTTGGCAGCACGAGAAAAACCAGATGCTATTATGCATTATACAGACCCAAGATTTTGGCGGTGGTTATATGAGATGGAACATGAAATTCGGCAGCAAATGCCGATTTTTTATTATAATATATGGGATGATTGGCCTGCCCCTAAATATAATGAATTCTTTTATGAGTCTTGTGATTTGATTATGAATATTTCAAAACAAACTGTTGCAATTGTCAATGATGTTTGGACAAAGAATCCTCCTGAAGATTGGCAAGTAACTTATATTCCACATGGTATTAATGAAAAATGGTTTTATCCTGTATCAGTTTTTGATGATGAATATAAACAAGTAGAATCAATGAAGAAACGTTTAACTGATGATAAAATTGAATTTATAGTATTTTATAATAACAGAAATATTCGTAGAAAAATGACTGGGGATGTTATTTTAGCATTTAAAACATTTTGTGATATGTTAACAAAAGAGGAAGCTGAAAAGTGTTGTTTGTTGATGCATACACAACCAGTAGATGATAATGGAACACATCTACCAAATGTAGTAGAAGCTGTATGTCCTGATTATAAAGTTTATTTTAGTGATCAAAAATTAGAACCAAAACAACTAAGCCATATATATAATATGGTGGATGTAACAATTAATATTGCATCTAATGAGGGTTTTGGGTTAGGAACTTGTGAATCAATGATGTGTGGAACACCTATCATTGTAAATGTTACAGGTGGATTACAAGACCAATGTGGATTTAAGTATAAAGATAAATTTTTAACCTATAAAGATTATGATTGGGTAAAATCTTTACACGATGATAGAAAGTGGGCTAATAACCCTGATTTAACTTGGGGTGAATGGGTAAAACCAGTTTGGCCTTCTAATAGAGCATTAGTTGGTTCAGTTCCAACTCCGTATATTTTTGATGATAGATGTAGATTTGATGATGCTGCTCAGGCTATGAAAGATTGGTATGATATGGATTCAGAAAAAAGACAAGAATGTGGAATGAAAGGACATGAATTTGTAATGAGTGATGAGTCAATGATGTCAGCTAAAGCTATGTGTCAAAATTTTATGAATCATATGGATAAGGGATTTGAAATGTGGAAACCGAGAAAACGTTATAGAATGTTTAAGGCGTAGGAGTTATAATGAGTAAACCAGTATGTTTAGTTACAGCACCAGTTGCTACAAGAAGTGGATATGGTGCACATGCAAGAGATATATGTAGAGCATTAATTAAATTAGATAGATATGATGTAAAAATATGGGGTGTTCGCTGGGGAAATACACCAATGAATGCATTATCTGAAGATGACCCAAATGATAAACTAATAATAGATAGACTTTTAAAAGAACCAAAATTAGATAAACAACCAGAATTACATATTCATATTGTAATACCTAATGAATTTCAACTAATAGGTAAATATAATATTGGTGTTACAGCAGGATTAGAAATGACTGTATGCCCACCTAAATGGCTTGAAGGTATGAATAGAATGGATATGAATATAGTACCCTCTACTTTTGTAAAAGATATAATGAGTACTGTTGGTTTTGATATTGCTGATGATAAAACAAAAGAAAAAAAAGGTGAATTAAAATCTGAAAAACCAATTGAAGTTTTGTTTGAGGGAACTGATACAAATATTTTTAAAAAGGTTACAACATATTCTGATGAATTAGTTGAACAAATGAAAGTGGTAGAAGAATCTTTCAATTTCTTATATGTAGGCCATTGGTTACAAGGTGGTATGGGTAAAGATAGAAAAGATGTGGGAATGTTAGTAAAAGTTTTTCTTGAAACATTTAAAAATAAAAAGAAAAAACCTGGACTCATAATGAAGTCGAGTGGTGCTGGATTTTCTGTATTAGATAGAGAAGATATATTAGATAGAATAAAGGGTATAAAAGCTTCAATAAAAGGTGATCTACCAAACATTTATTTATTACATGGAGATTTTACTGATATAGAAATGAATGAATTAAATAATCATCCTAAAGTAAAAGCTCATATTAATTTAACGCACGGTGAAGGATTTGGTAGACCTTTACTTGAAGCCAGTATTTCTCAAAAACCAGTAATTGCTTCAAATTGGAGTGGTCATAAAGATTTTCTACCAGAAACTTCTGCTATTATGTTAAATGGCTCTTTACAAGATGTAGAAAAAGGTTCGGTTCCTGATGATTATTTAATTGAAGGTACTCAATGGTTTACTGTAAATTATCAACACGCTTCAGCAGCAATGAAAGATGTATATAATAATTATAAAAAGTATACTCTTAATGCAAAGAAACTTGGTGTGGTAAATAAATCTAAATTTTCATTACAAGCTATGACAAAAAAACTTGGAAAGATTTTAGATAAATATGTACCAGAGTTTCCACAAGAAGTTGAGTTACAATTACCTAAATTAAAAAAGGTAGGATCGACTGATACACCAACAGAATTACCAAAAATAAAATTACCAAAATTAAAAAAGGTTTGAGATGGAACGAGTAATAGACTGTCCAGTATGTTTTGATACTGATAATTGTTTTGAAGATGTACAAGAAGAATACAGTTCTTATTTATGTTTTCGCTGTGGATATATGAGTGATTCTCGTTATAAGATAGGTAGTTTAGCATTAATAGAAAATGTAAAGAAATCACCAAAGTTAATTAAAAAATTACAATTTGAAGATAAAGAAAGGGATATAGTTTGGTTTTTATCTGTAATTAATATGGGTGAAAAAGGTATAATTTTTCCTGAAGGTAAAACGGTAGATGATTATATTTGGAAGTATGCAAAAGTTGTGGATATCCCTGAAGAAGAACGACATAAATATGATAATTATGATAAGAGGTTAGATGTTGAAAATGCAAAAACATTTGGATATCATAACTTTTTAGATGCTTGTAAAGAAATGGGATTAACTAAGGATTTAAAGTAAAATGCCTAAAAGAGTATATAGTTGGGGAATGGTAAAGGCTGGAGATGTTATATCTTTTCGATATGAGGGAAAAGTTAAAGGCCCAAGTAATTTAACTACTGTACTTGTTTTAAATCCAAGATTACCATATACAAGGAAAGATAAAACTTCAACTTTACATTTGGTTGGATTAAAATTAGAAAGCAGAGGAAATGTTCCAACTGTTACTAGTAAACCAACCCTTGTTATGATTTTAGAAGAAATTGGTGAAATTGATATTATAGAATCAACTGGTTTAGATACTTTATTTCGAGTTGAGATAAACCCAGGTGATTTAGCTGCAGGACGTATAGGTAAAAAGGGAGTTAAACAATCAGTATATGATAGAATAAAGGCATTAATACAAAATTATTCAGTATATAGAACATATGATTATGTTAAAGCTAGTAAGTCTGCTGTATTTTTAGAACCAGTAGTTTTACCAAAAGAACTTGTAGAGTTTTTAACTAAAGAGCCAGAGTCAACTTCAGAGGCGAAACAAATAGTAGAAAAAGTAAAACAGTATTCTGAAACTGCAAAGGAAGAATAGAGTTATAAATGAAAATAAGTTATGCAATTACAGTATGTGATGAAGAGGTAGAGTTACAAAGATTAGTTACATTTCTTTTAAAACATAAAGAGTTACAAGATGAAATAGTAATAACTTACGATTCTAAAAATGGATCTAAAGGTGTAGAAGAATATCTTAGAAGTCATTCAGTTAATGCTGAGTTTAATTGGCATCCATTTGAGTTTGGTGGTAACTTCTCAGATTTAAAAAACCACACTAAGAAAATGTGTAGTGGTGATTATATATTTCATTTAGATGCGGATGAAATTCCACATGAAGTATTGATGGAACAAATACATACTATATTAGAAATGAATGATGTGGATTTGGTATGGATTCCACGAGTAAATACAGTAGAAGGTTTTACAGAAGAGTGGGCTAATAAGTGGGGTTGGAGAGTTACAGAAAAAGGTTGGGTAAATTATCCTGATTATCAAAGTAGAGTATTTAGAAATAATGATGAAATATTTTGGCAAAATAAAGTTCATGAAAGAATAGTTGGTACTAAAACATATGCTCATTTACCGCCACACGAAGAATTATCTTTATATCATCCAAAAACTATAGAGAAGCAAATAAAACAAAATACTTATTATGAAGGGTTACAAAAATAAAAGTTATATGTTAGTTAATGTATTTTCAGAAGAGATAAAAACATTTACTCCTGATGTATTTACAGATTATAGAGGTGAACTTTGGACTACTTGGAAAAAAGAAGAGTTTCCAATGAACTTAGAATTTAATCACGATAAAGTTTCTACTTCTCGCAAAAATGTTATTAGAGGTATACATGGAGATTTTAAGTCGTGGAAATTAGTTACTTGCTTATATGGTGAATTATATTTTGTAGTTGTAGATAATAGAAAAGATTCAATGACGTATTTAGAATGGGATTGTGCTATCTTAAATGATAAAAATAGAAAGTTAGTATTAATTCCTCCTGGATTTGGAAATTCTTTTTGTGTTTTGAGCGATTATTCAATATTTATGTATAAGTGGAGTTATAAAGGAAAGTATCCAGATGTAAAAGATCAATTTACATTGAAATGGAATGACCCAAAAATAGGAATAAATTGGCCTATAGATAATCCAATTTTACAATCAAGAGATAAATAGGAGCGGTTATAATGCCAGCTGATAGTAGAACAAAAACAACTATAATAAAGTTAAGAAAACATAAAACAACAAAAGAAAAAACTTGTCTTGTTACAGCGTACGATTATCCACAATCATTGATTGCAGATAAAGCAGGTGTTGATGCTATTCTTGTAGGTGATTCTTGTGGAATGACTACACATGGATATAAAACAACAATTCCTGTAACTATGGACGAGATGATAAATCATTGCGAATCAGTTTCTCGTGGAGCTAAAGATGCATTTTTAATAGGTGATATGCCTTATATGTCCTACCAACCATCAAATCAAATAGCGGTAGAGAATGCTGGAAGGTTTATAGTATCTGGAATGGATTGTGTTAAAGTAGAAGGTGCTATGATTGAGAGAGTAGAAGCAATAGTAAAATCTGGTATAATGGTTATGAGTCATTTAGGGTTAACACCACATACTCGTGCTAAACTTGGTGGATATAGAGTTCAAGGTAAAACTGCGAAGAGTGCTGAGATAGTATTAGACCAAGCACGAAAATTACAAGAAGCTGGTTGTTCTTTTCTTTTATTAGAAGCTATGCCAACAGAACCAGCAGGTATGATAGCAGAGGAACTTGATATACCAGTTTATGGTATTGGAGCAGGTGATAGAGTAGATGGTCAACTTGTTATTATGCACGATTTAATCGGACTTTTTTGGGAGTTTAAATCAAAATTTGTTAAACGATATTGTGAAGCAGGTAAGATTATACAATCTGCTCTTGAAGAGTATAAGGGTGAAGTTAAGGATGGTTCATTCCCAGCTTCTGAAAACTTTTATGAGATTAAAGAAGAAGAATTAGAAAAATTACTTGGAGATTCGTCTTGGAAGTATGAAAAGGATAGAGTTGAAAATTTAGCTAAACCAAAACATAGTGTTACACCAATAACTACAAAGAGAGATTAATATGAAAGTTGCAGATTATATAATTAATTACTTATCAGATATAGGTATACAAGATGTTTTTGTAGTGTATGGAGCGGCTAATGGTGATTTAATAGATGCGTTTACTCGGAATGATAAAATTAGATACATAGCAGTCATGCATGAACAAGGTGGTGGTTTTGCAGCGGAAGGTTATTCAAAAGTTAAAGATCAAATTGGAGTTGCAATAGCTACAAGTGGACCAGGTGGTATGAACTTTGTAACACCTATTGGTAATTGTTATTACGATAGTGTTCCTTGTTTATTTATTACAGGACAAGTCAATCCAAAATATATGAGACCAGATGAAAGTATTAGGCAAATAGGGTTTCAAGAAACAGATATTATTAGTATTGTAAAACCAATTACAAAATATGCTAAAATGGTAATGAATGCTGATGATATAAAATATGAACTTCAGAAAGCAATTCATGAAGCAACGAATGGGAGACCAGGTCCTGTACTATTAGATATACCTATTCCTGTTCAGAAGCAAGATATAGATACAACAAAATTAATTGGTTATGATGATACAGCAAATGTATCTTTTAATACAGAAGTTATTAATAGTCAAATTGATTCTTATATAAAAGATTTGAAAAATAGTAAAATGCCCTGTTTGATGATTGGTGGTGGAGTTAGATTAAGTGGAGCTGTTGATGAGTTGTTAGAACTGGGTAAAGTATTAAAGATTCCTATGTTTCCAACTTGGAACGCGTTAGATATTGTATGTTCTGATTATGAGTATTATGGTGGAAGAATTGGAACTTATGGTGGAGCTGGTAGAAACTTTGGTATTCAAAATTCAGATTTACTTTTAGCTATTGGTAGTAGAATATCTGGAAGAATAACTGGAGGTAATGTTCATAGTTTTGCTAGAGAAGCTAAGAAGTATATGGTAGATGTAGATACTGCAGGATTACAAAGGAAATTACAACAAGTTCCATTTGAAGAATGTATTTATTCAGATGCAAAATTGTTTATTAATTTATTAATAGAGAAATTGAAGAATGAAAATTTACCTTATTTTGGTGGTTGGGTAGGTAGAGTTATGGACTGGAAAGAGAAATACGATCCTGTAACTAAAGATATGTTTAAACCAACTAAATATATTCATCCTTATGCTTTCACTCGGATTCTTTCAGAAGAGATGGAAGAAAATGATGTATTTGTTGCAGATTGTGGTGGTAATATAGTTGTATCTAATCATGCATTTGAAACTAAAACAGGTCAAAGATATTTTACTAATAATGGGAATTCGCCGATGGGTTTTTCATTTGCAGGTGGACTTGGTGCTGCATTAGCAGCAGATTTAGAAAGAAATGTAGTTTGTGTTATAGGTGATGGTGGATTTAATATGAATATACAAGAATTACAAACACTTTTAAATTATGATATTCCATTAAAAACTATTATTATGAATAATCACATTTATGGAATTACTAAGTCATTTCAAGAAACTAATTTTGAGGGAAGGTCAGAAGCATGTGGTCCAATAGGATATAATCCTCCTAATTTTGTGGATATAGTTGATGCTTATAAGATACCTACAATGGTGGTAGATGATGGTTCAGATTATGAATTGGTTAGAAAACAGATAAGAGCTTTTCTATCAGTACAAGGTCCTGTAGTTATGGATTTGAATTGTCATGAGTTTCATTCTTATAACCCAAAAGTGATTGGTTGGGAAACTCCGATTGAAGATATGTATCCGTATCTTGATGAAGATGAGTTTAATTCAAATATGTATATAAAGCCTATTAAATTACAGGATGGTAGATTTTATCCGTCATTTGTATTGGATGAAGAGTGGGGTAAGTGATTTCCATTTAAAAAGATATTTATTTAAAATGAATAAGATAAAAATAGGTACAGTCCAAGTTAATAACAGTTTTTCTGGTCAAAATTATTTACCATTATCTCTTGGTTTTTTGTATTCACACGCTAAAGAATATGCTAGTAATTTCGATGATTATGAATTTCTGAATCCAATATATAAAAGAGTTCCAGTAAATGATGCTGTTGAATTATATAAGGATGCTGATATTGTAGCATTTAGTGTATATGTTTGGAATAATAATATTTCAATGAGAATTGCAGAAAAATTAAAGGAAGTTAATCCAAATGTATTTATATTAATGGGTGGCTGTCATATCCCAGAAAGAGATATAGATAAATTTATGTATGATCATCCCTATATAGATATAGCTACTATTGGTGAAGGTGAAAGAGTATTTTCTTTGTTTTTAGAAAACTTTCAAACAAAAAATTGGAATGGTGTACCATCAATAAGTTATTATGGAGCAAATAATGAAATAATAACTAATCCCCAGGCTGAAAGAATTAAGGATATGAATGAAATACCATCGCCTTTTTTAGAGGGTTATTTTGATGGATTGTTAAAAGATAATCCAGAAGAAAGATGGATTGGATTATGGGAAACTAATCGGGGTTGTCCATTTGCTTGTACATTTTGTGATTGGGGAGTAGGATTTAAAAATAAAGTTGGTAAGTATGATTTAGATGATAGGTTATATTATGAAATTGATTGGTTTAGTAAAAATAAAATTGAGTTTGTTTTTAATTGTGATGCAAACTTTGGAATATATAAAGACAGAGATTTTCCGATAGTTCAAAAGTTTGTACAAAATAAAGAGAAGTATGGTTATCCACACGCGTTGTCAGTTCAGAATACTAAGAATTCTAATATAGAATCATATAAGATACAAAAATTACTTTCAGATAGTGGATTGAGTAAAGGAGCATTAATTGCTTTTCAATCATTAGATCCAGCTACTCTGAAAGCAATTAAAAGGTCAAATATAAAATTAGATGTATATTTTGATTTACAGGCAAAATTTATGAAAGATGGTATAAAAACATTTTCTGATATTATATTAGGATTACCAGAAGAAACATATGAGAGTTTTACTAAAGGTGTGTCTAAATTAATTTCATTAGGACAACATAACAGAATTCAGTTTAATAATTTAAGTATTTTGCCTAATACAGATATGGGTGATCCAGATTATATTGAACACTATGGGTTAAAAACCGTTGAAAATGATATTATAAATATTCACGGTGCTTTGGGTGAATGGATTGATGATATATATGAAACTCAACAAATGGTGGTAGGAACTAAGTCAATGCCTGAAGATGATTGGGTTAGGACACGAACATTTGGTTATATAGTTGCATTTTTACATTTTAATAAATTATTTCAGATACCAATAATAATTGCTAATTCAGTTTATGGTATAAGTTATAAAGATATATTTGATAGGTTTGTTACTGAGAGTAAATCTAAAACAGGAGCATTATCAGAGTTAATT